CGACGAGGGACTAGGTCAGAAGGTTCTTAATGCTTCTGGCGGTGGAGCCCTCACATTAGCAAAAATGGATGAAGCTCACGATGAACTTCGTAGTCAGTCCAGTGCAGATGTGATTCTTATGAATCGCACAGTTAGAAGGAAGTTGACCGATCTTGGTCGTAATTCCGCTGGCTATTTCTCACTCATAGATGTGGGAGATGACCGTTTTGGTCGTCAGATTATGCAATGGAATGGTATTCCAGTTCGCATCATTGGTGATGACAAAGACGGAAGCGCTATCTTGGGATACGATGAAGATCCTGGAGACGGTGCATCTGACTGCACAAGCATTTACTACATCGCCTTCGGCGAAGATGAGAACGTAACAGGTCTTCTTGGACTTGGTGGTTCTTTTGACGTAGTTGACTTCGGAGAAACCGAGGCTGCACCAGGACACATGGGAAGAGTTGAAGTCTACCCAGGTGTTGCTATTTATAACCCTCTATCAATCGTGCGCCAATACGGCATCACGAACGCTTAAGGAGTAAATTATGGCGCAATCATACGTTGGCGTAGGTCCAGGTACCATTGTACAGGACGCATCTGGTGGTGTGCTGCTTGCTGATACAGCAATCGCAGCAGACGGTAATACTGGATGGGTTCAGGTTGGGAAACCAGGACCAGTCGTTATGGAAATTGCATTGGGAGCAATAGGAGCTAACGCTTCTTTCGCTGCTGGTGGAATCAGATTTGAAGGTGCAGACGACAGCAGTGGTACTAACACTGTTGAGTACGGTTCTTGCCCTGCAATCGCTCATGATGACGACAGTCAAACACTTTATATCCGAATGGATGTTTATAAGGAGTACATGAAAGCTACTTATGACATAACAACTTCGGGTGGTCACACAGCTAACGTGGCTCTCACCTTGCGTGAGCCTCACGAAAGCCAGACTAATACAACTTCGGCTGCTCCTTCCTAAGAAAGGATTAGCCTTAAACATCTTGTTTTCAGGGTGGCTGTTTTTTCAAAGCCATCAATTGCAAGCAATGGCAGTCACCCTGAATCAAGTGATATAGTGAGGAATTATGGAACCTGATTTAATTAATAGTAAAACTTGGGCGGTTACGTCCACTGTAGAGAAGTGGGACAAAGCTGGTGACCGTGCTTTGGGTCTTCCTCCTAATGACACTGTGTCTGTTGAGGATAATCTTCTTGTGAATGAAGGAATCCAACTTTTGTTGGATCTTCTTATCGGTGCTGGAGGAACTGCGTTTAACAACGCTAATAGTTATATAGGTGTTGGGGATAGTTCTACTGCTGCGTCAGCAGCTCAGACTGGTCTTCAGGCATCTTCAAATAAGGATTATCAAGCTATGGAATCTAGTTTTCCTTCACGGTCTTCTCAGACTGTGACTTGGAAAGCTGTTTGGGGTTCTTCGGAAGGCAACTTCGCTTGGAACGAATGGTCTATCGCTAATGGAAACTCTGATAGTGGAACTAATTTGAATCGTAAGGTAGCTTCTCTTGGAACTAAATCTTCTGGTTCGGAATGGACTTTAACAGTAACTATCACGGTGTCTTAGTATGGCGACTAACTACCCTACTTCTCTTGATACCGCTACTCAGCAGCCTTCGCCTAGTGCTACTACGGAGATGGACGATTCGGGTTATGAGCATGACGTTGTTCATACCAATGCTTCTGGCGCTATTATTGCGTTGGAAACGAAACTTGGTATCGGATCTACAACGGCTGCTGGGGCTACGACTAACCATGTTCTTGTAAAGCAAGCTGATGGGGACACTGAATGGGCTGCTGTTCCTGCGGGGGCAACACCTACAGTTATTACGGTAGCTGACACTACTGACACTTCGTGTTCGGTAGCTTTGTTTGAATCTGCTACTGGTGATCTTGCTCCTAAGACTGATGGTGGTGCTACATATAATGCTGGCACTGGGACTTTAACAGCGACAGCTTTCGCTGGACCTCTTACTGGTAATGTTACTGGTAACTGTTCAGGTACAGCGGCGACTGTTACAGGAGCTGCACAAAGTGCAATCACTTCTGTTGGTACTCTTTCTTCTGTAACTGTTACTGGTGCTGTGACTGCTGGTAGTGTCGTTGCTCCTCTTGCTATAAACGCTCAAACAGGAACTACATATACCTTTGTCGCCGCTGACGCAAGTAAACTTGTTACAGCTAGTAACGGTTCCGCTCAGACTTACACTGTTCCACCTAATTCAAGTGTGGCTTTCGATGTTGGTACAGCTATCACGATTATTGGTATAGGTGCTGGTAAAGTAACTTTGGCTCAAGGGTCAGGAGTGACGATTAACAGTAAAGACAGTGAGAAGGCGATTGATGGGCAACACGCTTCGGTGACGATAATTAAGACAGCTACAGATACTTGGCAGCTTATCGGCGCTTTGCAGGCTTAACATGTCTCTCATACATGCTTTAGCTGGTTCGGTTTCCGCTAGTGGTGCTGGTGCTATTCCTATGACTGCTTTTGGTGGGATTATCACACAGTATGAGGATTCTGGTACAACATATCGTGTCCATACTTTCAGGGGTACTGGCACATTAACTGTTTCTGCTGGTTCCGCTGACGTTGACTATCTGATAGTCGCAGGAGGCGCTGGTGGCGGTGGCAGAGGTGGCGGCGGCGCTGGTGGTATGTTGACAGGTACAAGTGTTACCGTTGATGCGGCTTCTAGTCCGTACACAATCACCGTAGGTACAGGCGGCGACGGTGGAGAAAACGGTGCGACAGGGACAGCCACCAACGGGGCTAACTCTGTAGCGTTGAGTGTTACAGCGACGGGTGGAGGTCACGGAGGAAACAGTTACACAAGCGGTTATGACGGCTCAGCAGGTGGTTCTGGCGGCGGCGCTGGTTGGAACACTACTGCTTCTGGTGTAGGAGCGGCTGGGGCTGGTACAGCAGGTCAGGGTAACGCAGGCGGCGCTGTTGACATTCCTGCTGGTTATGTTTACGGCGGTGGTGGCGGCAAAGCCGAAGCGGGCAGTACTGATGCTGCGGGTTACGGCGGCGACGGTGCCACGGGTTATGGAATCACTGCTACGACTCCATATTATGCGGGCGGTGGCGGTGGCGGTCGAAGTAGTGGCGATTCTCTCGGCGGTGACGGTGGCGGCGGTGCCGCTGGTGCGGGTTATGCCAGAGGCGGTGTCCCCAACACTGGTGGTGGCGGGGGCGGCGGTTATTCATCAACCGTTTCAGCAGCGGGCGCAACGGGTATTGTTCTAATCAGATATGCGGTGGCGTGATGACAGTAAACACAGCAACACCTGATTACATAGTTGACGGCGTTCTCACTGATGGTGAAGCGTGGGTTGCTCTTGGTACAGCAACACCATCTGCCGCAGATGTGGTTTTCACTTCTACGACTGGTGCTAACGACTGGTCACAGTACATGGATCTTAAAATTATTGGCTATGTGCGAACTTCCAAAGCCGCAGTATCAACTTCTCTTTTATTAAATTTGAACAATGATTACGGCAACAACTACTCCATGCAGTATTTATACGGCGGTGGTACTACTGTTGCCGCTGGTACAGCCACAACGACTTATGCTTATGCAGGATGGGTTGCAGGTGACAATGCTACTGCCAACGTTTTTTCGACTGTGGTTATAGATTTGTTTGACATTAACAGCGGTAAATTCAAGTCCGTTATGGCATGGTCTGGTGAGACTAATGATGTCACTAATTACATCGCTACTTTTGCAAATGTGTGGAAATGGACCGCACCAATTACGGAAATTGATCTTACAGGTGTAAGTGCTGCTGCTGGAGAGGCAGGTACACGTTTTGATTTGTTTGGGATTCTCCCAAGGATGGTGACAGCATAATGGCTATTATGGAAGCAATCGCAACACAGTATTTAGAAGCCGACGCTGCGTCAGTAACGTTCTCGTCTATTCCTGCAACATACGAGCATTTGCAAGTACGTGGATCGGATGCGGCAACAGGGGCGTCTACTGGTCAGGCTTTTTACATTGAATTTAACGGATCGGCTGGAACGGCTTACTCATCATTTATTTGGAGGGGAAGCGGTGCCACCCAATATGCAGATGCTTTGACTTCTCAGGCATATGTTAAAATTTGGGATGGCACTCAGGGTGTCAATACTGATGTCAGTGAATATGCAACGATGATAATGGATGTTTTGGATTATACGAACACGAACAAAAATACAAGCGTCTTGTTATTTGGCGGTCAGTCGATTAGTAATACTAATAGAAGGATCTGGTGGGGTAGCGGTTTGTGGGATGGCACGGCGGCTATTACACAAATAAAATTTACGCCTGCTAACGGAAACATGAGGCGTGGTTCAGAGTTCACACTATATGGGATAAAGAGTTCATAATGGCTGTTTGGAATGTTATAGATCACACAGAGTTTAGCGGAGCGGCTAATTACTATGAGAAAACTTCAATCCCTTCGTCTTACGATCATTTATATTTTGTAGCCTCAGTTAGAGCAGATACTAGCGCTTATGAAGATTGGTGTCATTTTGCTTTGAATGGAGACACAACAGATGTTAATTATGATTATCAGTTTTTATATGCTAGCAGTGGGACAGGTTCTACAGGTTTTGGAGCGTATGCTTGGGGCGGTTATTGTCCCGCCGCTTCTGTTTTAGCGGACACTTTTGGTTGTGTGGAAATGTGGATACCTAACTATGCAAACAGCACTAATAAAAAATCTGTGTTGTCAAGAGCCACTTCACCTAATAATTCGACTACAGGTGGTCAAATCGTTGTTGATATGGCGGGAACTCTTTGGAACAATACTGCCGCTGTTAACGCTTTTAAATACATAGTTTATGGCGCCAGTGGAGATTTTGTGCAATACAGCACTTTTACATTATATGGAATAAATGGAGCAGGATAGGAGAAAATATGGCAGAACCAAGATATAAGGTCGTGAACGGTGAGTACATCGAACTCACGGCAGAAGAAATAAAAGAAATGGAAGATAGAGCCACAGCGATGGATCTGGATTTCACTTTTACCAGAGTGCATCGTAACGCATTGTTGCGTGACTGTGATTGGACTCAAATAGCAGACGCAGTATTAGGCGATCATACTGCTGAAGAATGGGCGACATACCGTCAAGAACTACGTGATCTACCTAGCAAATACAGCAAGGTGTCTGAAGTTGTTTGGCCTGATGATCCGCCTGCTAAGAAAGCCAAAGAAGAAGAATAAATAATGGCTGGTGGTTTAGCCTACCGTAGAGCACAAAATTATCGTTCAGGCGAACACTTTCGCCCTGGTACGTTCGATTTTCAATACCGTAATCTTCGTAAATATAGGACTGATGCTCAGTACAAACTTGGTATTGATGACCCTATAGCTGATACGGCTACTGGTGTTGATGCTCAGACTCTTACAGTAACTGTTTCTCAAGCTGATACTGGTTCTGCTGTTGAAGGTTCACCTGTCGCTCTTTCTATTACGTTAGAGGGTGGCGGTGCCATTCTTGAATGGGTTACTGGTATAACGGAAGGCTATGAGCTTTCTATTTCTTCTTCTGATACTTTCTCTGTAGCTGAAGCTGAAGGTCAAGGAACTGCTGTTAGCAGTTCTGATACGGCTAGTGTCACCGATGCTCATGGGATTTCTCTCACACAGAGTGATGCCATGGCTATCGTTGATGCTCTTTCACCTGTTCTAGCTGCAGTAACTCAAGCTGAAACTGCTTCTGGTACTGAAGGTACTGCTGCTATAGCTTTGTCTGATTCTGATGTTGGTGAATTGTTCGACAGTTCGTTGGATTATCAGTCTTCGACTACTTATCAGAACAGTAGTAATTACAGGATTCTTGGTGAGGACGCTAAGATAGGTATTGCTGTTAGTGATTTGATAGAAGCTTTGGAGGGTCTTGGGGACAGGACCTTAACACAAAGCGAAGATGTTGATATTATATTGTCACACGGAATAGGACCTATCGGTAATGTTGGTGGTCCACTAAGCTTGCGTGTAGACATGCGGTATAGAACTAACAGAGCAGGAAGGTTTCCTGGAAGAATGAGGTCAAGAAGGTAAATGGCTACTACTACATCTATGAGTT